AAAAACTTTTAAAAGAAGTCCAAAGAGAAACTGGTATAAATGTAGAAATATGGGCGGCAGATAGTGTTTCCAAAGCTTTTGATGCTATTGATCTTACTTACCCTCGCACAGAAAAAACCCAAGCTCCTTCTTTTACTAAAGGTTTTTTAGCAAATCATGCTCATCGTGTTCCGCAAATGATTGTTGAAGCAAGAGAATACAATAAAGCTCGTACTACTTTTGTAGACACAATATTAAAGCACCAAACCAAAGGACGCATACATGCCGAACTACACCCTCTTAGAAATGATGATGGTGGTACAGTTACAGGAAGATTTAGTTACAGCAATCCTAATCTTCAACAAATACCTGCAAGGCACAAAGAAATAGGACCTTTAATAAGAAGTTTGTTTTTACCAGAAGAGGGTTGTTTGTGGGGGGCATTTGATTACTCTAGCCAAGAACCACGCATTGTTGTTCACTACGCTAAATTGATGAATTTTAAAGGAGCAGAAAAATTTGCTGAACAATACCAAGAAAACCCACGCACAGATTTTCATCAAATGGCTGCTGATATCGTAGGAGTTCCTAGGAAACAAGCCAAAGACATTAACTTAGGTTTGTTCTATGGTATGGGTTCTAAAAAACTCGCTGCTACTTTAGGGTTGGAGTATGAAGACGCTCAAGATTTGTTTGCTACATACCATGATAAAGTACCTTTTGTGAAAGAGCTCGCTAATTATGCTATTAATCGTTCTTCTCAAAAAGGAATTATCCGTACTGTTTTAGGAAGAAGATGTCGATTTGATAAATGGGAACCTTCTAGATACGGTAGTTGGAAAGCAATGAGTTACCAAGAAGCTTATGCAGAGCATGGTGCAGCGATCAAAAGGGCTTTCACTTACAAAGCTCTTAATAAATTAATACAAGGATCTGCGGCTGATCAAACTAAAGCAGCGATGGTTGCTTTAGCAGAAGAAGGTGTATTGCCTATGGTACAAGTACATGATGAGTTAGATATTAGTGTAGAAAACGAGCAACAATGTAAAAAAATCATAGAAATTATGCAAGACTGCGTTAATTTAGAAGTCCCTAGTATTGTTGATGCAGAGTTAGGGTATAGTTGGGGAGACGCTTTTAATACATTTAAAGAAGGCCATCCTATTTTATTATTTCAAGGATTAAAAAAATGATTATGAAGGCATCATATGAGTTAAAAGATTATTTATTAGCAAGAAAGTTACATAAAAGATTACAAGGGGGGCATGTTTCTAGGTTTCATACACGTCCGGAAGTTGGAAATAACCAAGATGTAGCTAGTCATTCATGGAGAGCTTTAGTAATACTTACTACCTTGTGGCCTGATATTAGTAGAGAAGCTGTTTTATGGCTAATTTACCATGACGTAGCTGAAGCAGAACTAGGAGATCTTCCTGCTACTACTAAATGGAACTACCCTGAAATAGCAAAGCTATACAAAAAAGCGGAAGAAAAATATGAAGAAAGATTAGAGTTACCATTAAATAGGAAGTTAACTAAAGAAGAGCAAAGAAAAGTAAAAATTTGTGATATGTTAGAGTTAGTGTTTCATTGTAAACGCCAAACACAGATGGGAAACACATTAGCCCTCCCTATATATTTAAGAGGAATTGATTTTTTAAAAGATAATTTCGAAAAATTTCCTGAGTATGAGGTTGTACAATCTGTTTTAAACGAGTTATCATAAAAACATGGAACATAATTTTGTAACTTGTTTAAATATTATACTAGAACATGAAGGGGGGTTTGTTAACCACCCTAAAGATCCCGGAGGAGCGACTAACAAAGGGATTACTTTAAAAACATATAGAGAATTTTTAAAAACTGATGTTACGGTGGATGAATTAAAAGATATCCCTGAAGAACATCTTGAAAGTTTATACAAAGAAAAGTTTTGGAACAAGCTTTCTGCAGATGATTTACCAAAGGGATTAGATTTAGCGTTGTTTGATTGGGCTGTTAATAGTGGTTTTACTAGACCTGCTAAATCTTTGCAAACTATTATAAATGCTGTTGCAGACGGATATATTGGACCAAATACGATCAAAACCTTAGACAAATTTGAAGGCGATACTCAGGGTTTGATTAATTATATATGTGATGAGAGAGAAGAATTTTACCACTCTCTTTCTACTTTTGAAACTTTTGGCAAAGGTTGGTTGAGAAGAACCTCTGAAACCAGAGAAAAAGCGTTAGAACAGTATTTTGAAGAGGAAAAATAAATGGAATGTTGGCATTGCAAGACAGAATTAATTTGGGGTAACGATCATGAATTAGAACCTGAAGATGATTATGTCATGGTAACAAATTTATCTTGTCCTAAATGTAATTCTATTGTGGATGTATACAAACCAAAAGATGTTTCTGATGAAAAAAGTAAATAAAGTTTATCTTAAGAAAAAGCTAGAAAAGTCAAAACAAAATAAATTAACTATTATAAAAAGTAATAGCCAAACAAATGTTCGTTACATGGGTACAGACCCTTGTACAGAGCACACTTTTTATAGGAGAAATACCACATGAATAAAACTAATGTCCTAGCTTTTGTACCTAGAGTTGTTGCCCCTGCCGAGCCAACTGTAGTTGAACGAGAATATAATGTTTTAGTTTGCTCTTTGTGTGAATCTAATTCTTTTTACATGGTTTTAAACGATGAAAAACAAGTAGCTTGCTCAGAATGTGGACATTTAACCTCCGTTAATTGGAATTCCCCTACAATATCTCCTTGATTTATAATTTGTTGTAAAAGATTATTGTTATGTTATAATTTATTATAAATAAATATAAAGAAAGAAGTATTATGATAAGCCTATCTACTAAAGCTTCTGCACAAAAATACATAAAAGAACAGAGAGAGTATAGAGTAAAGTATACTCAGGCCTTGCACGAAAAAATAAAAGATCTTGGAAACCAAGAACAAGCTGTTTTAGCAGGACAAAGTGCAAGTGACCTAGATATTATTTACAAAGAATTGAAACACAATGTTAATTTACTCAAAAAAATTAAAGGAAAGATGATGTTTAAACCATTAGCCGTGAAAGAAGATTGTTACGAAGACTTGAACGCAATACAGATCGCTTTAACCAATAAACTTGGATTTAAACCTAGTATGGCTATGACTATTTCCCATGTTGCAAAAGAGTTTAAAAGGAAAAACAAAAAATTGTTTGGAGTAACACGAACAGTAAAGAGCAAAAAAGAGTAGTGGGTTGACTATTTTTTTATTATACTTATTTTTTAAACAAACAATACTTGTAGAAAGGAGAATTGTTTATGACTAAAGTTATATATCCTCATTATTTCAAATGGTACAAAGCCGAGTTTGCTTATGGAGGGTGGGGTTTTGATGAATACAAAGGTATTGATTCTTTATTTGCAGAATATAATACCATTGGAAGAAGAAACAACCCTTATCGCCCAAAGCAACAAATATTTATGGAAAAAGATGAGGCCAAAGGATTTGTAGAAGTAATGAATGCTTATGATGAAAACTTTAATTTAACTGATGATCAAGAAAATTTACTGATAAAGCACCTACATAATCTACCCCATAAAGCGTTTGACATAGAGTATGGAAAAAGTTTAATTAATACAATAGAAACATTAAAAGACGAAACGTATCCTAATTTTTTCGAGCATGTTCCTGATGAATTATACAGAGATATAATTGATGTAAGGCAAGAGTGGTTGAAAAAATAATGGGAGCTCATGTGTTTTTTATGTTAATCGCTATCGCCATAATAATTTTAATATTAGGAGGCAGAATATGAGGCCAAAAATGGATAAAATAAATGTATTAGAAATTAAAAATATTTCTCTAATCGGAACGGTTTGGGGAAAAAAGCTTTCTCTGTTGCATCATCAACTAAGTATTGCTGAAACAGAGTGGGCAAAACACTATCTAGCTAATTTATTGTTGTGTTGCTTAGAATTAGCTAGTCGGGAAATTGATCCCAATAAACCCTTACATCGTAATTATACGATCCATTAAATTGAGGAGAAAAAACATGGGGCGACTATCTATATACACACAACAAACAATTGATACTGTGCATCAACTGCATGAAGAAGAAACAATAAAAGAAATAATGAAATATATGAAACTAAGTAGAAATCAAGTAACGTATTTACTTTATAAAAAAGAGCCTTCAGAAAGTATGAAAATGCCTTATGGTTATGAAAACAAATTTAATCCTACAGAGCCAACAGAAGTACAAGATCAATGGTGGCAAAAAGAGGTAACTAAAAGTTACGGAGAATCTTTTCAAAAGTTTTTGAAAAGATTTACTTCTTGGCTTTCTTAAAAAAATTTGTTATGGATAAAGCACTACAAAAACTTTCGTTTAGTATTTTGAGGTCCTTGCGGATTAAACACCCAACCCCTTCCTTATTCGCAGGGACTTTTTTATTGGGAGGATGTAGTAGCGATTTAGTGTTACCTGTCGTACAATCCCTCGTCATTCAAATGATAAAGTAAGAACAAATAAGAATTTAAAAAGAGTTTTTTAGTGTTACTATTATATATTAATAAAGGTTAACTTAGAAAGGGTTATCATGAAATTACTTACTGAAAAGCACATAGAACAACTACGCAAGAACTATGAGATTCGTATAAAAAACGATGAATCCAGTCCTGCTGTAGTAAAATTATTCAATCCCTGTGGGGCAGGAACTTGGTACGTTAGTGAATTAGCACCAGATAACGACACAGCTTATGGGCTTGCTCATATTACGGATAATGACTTTGGTATGTTTTCACTAAAAGAATTAGAAAGTATTAAATGTCCACCGTTTAGTTTACCTATTGAACGTGATACAAGTTTTCCAGAAAACACACACACATTAACGGAGTGTTTAAAAATGGTTTAACAGTTTTGTAAGACTGTTAGGTGGGACAGGTACATTGAGGTGCTAACACAATAAAGTTAGTTGCGTATAATGGGGATCCTATTAACCGAAGCTCTTGCATGTACATGAAACTTCGGGGTCTTACAAATTAAAGGAAAGAAACATGGGTAGATTTAGAAAATTTAATAATAAAGGAAATTTTACAATGGTAGAAAAATATGAAATACAAGACAAATCTGAAAAACTACAAAAAGTGTTAGATCTAATTAGGGTGTGGTGTCAAGACGAGCTTAAATTACAGACCGAAAGCAATAGTGTATTAGAAAGAATGAACAACGAAGCAACGGCTGATGAAAACATTTGTTATGGTCGTTGGGAATGTGCTCAAGCCATACTTGCTTATATGGATACTACTACAGCAAAGATAGTATATGGTGTGGGTGAAAATTTTGAAGGGGAGAAAGCAGATGGTTGATAAAATAGAACAATGGGTTGAAAAAGCAGGGCTACAAAATGCTAGAAAAATTATTATGGATGATATAGTGCCTGATGATAAAAAAGCAGAGTATTATTATTGGGGTTGGTTTGAAGACATTATATCAGTGAGCCATACATTAGATCAGGCACAAAAAAGTGTGGCACAGATTAAAATACCTTTACCGAAAAAACACACAAAAAATTCTATAAAAAAACTTGTGAAAAAGCAGTATGAAGTAGAGTTAAAACAATATGAAACAGGAAAAATAGAAAGAGGCCTGACGGATGAGACTTGTTGGTGGTACAAAACATGATAACATTTCAAATGCGAAACATTGAATCCTTATTAAAATGGCTCAAAACATGCCCTCATAAATGTACCATATCATCCATGCAGGGTGGCTTTGTCCATGTTAAATTTTTTATAACTGAAAATGAAATAACAAAGG